AATCTTCGGACAAATATCTTTTCGTTTTTGGATCTATAATACAATCAAAGAACGCTGTAATCTCACGGCTGCCGTCAAAATTATCTTGACGAACATGATCTGGTTTATAATTCATTTGAGGATACGCATATTTATATTTTTCTAACGTTTCTCTTGGTATTATCATGAAGCCCGTACCTGCTTCTTTTACTTCGAGAGGTTCACCAAGACTAAAGCTTTTCTGTGTTCCAACTGGATTAAATACAAAATCAGATATAAATTGTTCCAGCTCAAATGGGTTATTTTTGCCATATCCCATTTGAGCAGCTTTAGATACCTTTTCCCACGCAATTGTTTTTTTAGGATAAGGTCCAGTGATTACATTATATGTTTCAGGATCTGATATCTGTATCCCTAAAAGCTTTAATACATCTCTTGCGTCAAATCCAATATCAGAATCAATAAACATGAGGTGTGTTGAATCCGATCTTAAGAATTCGTCTACAATATAATTTCTTGCCCGCTGAACTAAACTTTCATTAAATAGAAAGTAATATCGCAATTTAATACCATTTGCAGTACATATCATAGATAAATCAGTACAAGATTTAGTAAATAACCCAGAACAATTTCCCCCATACATTGGTGTACCTATAAATATAGAACATTCTCTTAATTGTTCCACTGTCGTTGTTTTATCTGTACTCATAATTTAACTTGCTCCAAATCTTCTTCAGCTCTAGCAATTGCTTGTAATCTTAATACATCCGCAAATACATCCCATGAACTATCGTGTGCTTTAAATGTCTGTTCCCACTCATCATTCTGGTCAGGAAATGGGCAAAAACCATTTATTTTTGGAAAGTTAAGCTTGGCGTCGATAAAGGTACGCAAATCTCTAACTTTCCAATATTTTAATTTACTTTCCAGTTGTGCACGAGAACCCTGTGAATCATATAACCGTGTAAGAATGATTGGATCAAATGTATTAGAACGAGACCACCAATAATCGATTTTAGGAGACTCATTTAGGTATCCAAGGAATTGGTTTGTAAATTGGCTAACGGATAGATCGTCATCGCGTGGTGCGATTTTTGATCTTACTTCTAACTCTTGTTCTTGCCAAAAATCCAGCGTGTCTTTATCAATTGTGTATCCTAAATCCTGCACTTGTGGCCTTACTGCCAACTTAAAACGTTTTGCTTGTCTAGCATCATTTATTGTATACGGGTTATCTGATACGAACTTATCGGTATCAAAAATATACGCGGCCATATCAATCACTGCGCACTTAGATGAATCTTTGCCCATTGTTTCAAAATCTATAATTAAACCAGTTTTCATTATACAAAGAACTCCTCAAGTGTTACTCTATTATCCGACCCTAGAGGATCGTTTTCAGTAACTTCTTTGTGGTTATTTTGCCTCAAATAATTCGTGGTCGACATCTCTAATTCTCCTCTAAGGTATTTTGCAATTTCGAGATGGATGTCTTTTGCAGTACAAGCCGGAACATTTTGAGCTATGTGATTTGATTTAGAACGACCACCTATTAATTCAAAATCCGATGGGAAACCCATCATATGCAATGCCTCACGTATAGTTAACGAACGATTATGTTTTGGGTGAATCGTATCAGACATATTTCTTCCAATAACCGCATTCATACAGTCGCCAAATACATGAGTTGAACCATCCCAAATTCCTAATCCTTCCGAGAATTTTTTAACAGCATGCTCTGCGTACTTAATACCTTTTTCATTATCTGTTTCTCTAAACCATTCCAATGCTTGTTGTAAATATCCATTCTTGTTAACATAATTAAATGCAGTTATATGTTTGTTTTTGATTAGTATTTTGCGAGGATCTTCATTAGTTAGATGGCGAATGAAACTAAAGTAAGGTTCTTCTGATACCTTTGGATTAATTACGATGTCCTGTTGTAAATCATTATCGCTAATTTTGTCCAAGTATGTACTAAAATCATCTCGGTCACGCTTATACCAATTCATGATAGGAGCGGTTTCTGAATCCCACGCAATTGCAAATGTACGATCTCTTGCTTGCGGTATGCCATGATATTTTGTAGATGTTTTATATAGTGTTAAACTGTATCCACGAGCTTCACATATTTTAAATAAATTTTCAGCAACTGTTTTACCTTTCGTCGTAAATAATGCAGGTGCGTTTTCAACAACCACAACTCTTACTTTAAAGTTATCAATTGCATCTTCAAATACTTTATACATCCATTCGTTCTTAGCACAACCTGCACCTTTTGCTGCTTCTGTTTTACCAGTATTTAATTGGCTTAATGCTGCACAAGGCGGTGTACCATTTATTACCTGAATATCTTTAGGAAATATAGTATCTTCGTCTAATGTAACATACTGTATATCATTACGACCTAGTGTATTCTGTTGGTAATTTACGTAATGAGAATCATTTGCTTGAAAGCCATCGTATGAATAGATTGCTCGTGGTGCATTGCCAAATGCAAGCTCAGCTCCTAGAGGTTGACCGCCGATAAGCGGTATTAAAGGAGCCCATTTTATATTTTCCATATTATAATCCTATTTTTAATTTTTTATCATTCACTAAACAAATATCTTTAAAATATTGTAAAAGATCTTCACGCTCAGATTCCGAAATTTGGTTTATTCTATTGCCTATAGTTGAGTAATCAACTGTAATTTTATTTATTGTTTCTCTGGAAATTCCAAATGAACTGACAAAATCATCAACATACACATCCGATGTAATCAATGGTAAACAGTTATTATATATGGATTCTATGAATCTGTAAATAGAAAAATGACATAAATCATATGGTGGAATAATTAGTGTGTATCTTGCTCTTTTTATATTACTAAGATATGTGTCACGGTCTACAAATGTATCGATGTTTAGCTTTTTATGACGAATGAATATTTTTGTTACTATGTTTCTAACTTCTTGGCTTTTGTTTAAACCTTCCATTACATTATCATATTGTCTTTCTCGATGAGATGTTAATGCTGTGAAACCAAAACATACATCAAGATCTTTTTCTACGTCTACTTCCTCAAAAAAGTTTGCTAAACCAATCTTTTCTCTATTTAAATAATGCTGTAGAGAATCAAGTCTAATTAAATTATAGTCAGGCCAATCATACCCGTGATAACAATAGAGTTTATATGGTTTATAATCTACCATTTGGCTTATACTATTTTCACAAGGGTCAAAGCATATTTCGTGTACAGGTATTTTATTATTTCTAGATAGTTTAATTAACTGAAACATACCCATTATATAAGAACCGTTTGCTGCAAAATTCATCTGGTTTCTCGTATGTAATATGCGCCTTAATAGATTTTTCTCTCTAGTTAAATTACCTGCGTCCGAAATAATACTACCGAATATAACAATTTCATCTACTTGAAAATCTTCGTCAAATATTCGTTCGTTTTCAAGATATTCCAGCCAAGTATCGTATATTGGGTATGGTTCGAATGCCATAGCGTTATAATGTTCGCCGTATTGCAATACTTTATTAATTTTTATACCAGCCACTTCTTCTATAAAAGAAATACCCTTCAACGACTTCTTTGGAGTTAAAAACGTAATATTATATCCATTATCCTGATATTCTTTAAGGATGCACATTTGTTCTATTAAAGACTTTGTGTACTTTGATGTAAGTGGTCTCGTAGTAAAAAATAAAATATTTTTCATTAGAAGAATCCTTCAAGGCCTATAACCGGTTTATCTTGCTTTTCAAAATCTTCAAGATTAGGTTGAACATAATTTGAGTCAATTGATACCATGATTTTATTATTAATGAATGTACCATCGTAGTACTCTGGTTTTAGAATATCTTTTCTTAGAGAATGTAATAACCTAAAATATTCGTCTTCATTATCAATTAAGAACTGGAGTCTAGATTTAAACTCACCCGGGGTTTTTGGTCTTAAAAATTCGGGTATACCAGTATGACCTTGTTCGTCATAGGTTGGATGTAGGAATGGTATAACACCGGCATGTATCATTTCGATATACTTAGAGGTTACCCAGCCTTTTGCAATTGGAATGATAAAGGTGAATTTGACGTCAGTTAGTTTACTTTGTAGTTCACTAATATGCAACGATCCTTTAAACCTATCGTCAGATACAGTTTCTTTATGTTCCCATTTACCGTAAATGTCAACATCCTTAATATCATTAAGTACCCATTCTTTTAATAGATTATAACGAGACGGAGATCCTTCGTTTAATACAATCATAAAATCAGTATCACGGACTGTGTTAATCTCTTTATCATACTTATAATCAACACAGAAAGCTGTTTCCATTCCTGCATAAGAGGACTTTACCTGATGTGGTACACGAATTTGGTCATCATATGATGTAATTATATTAGAGGTATACTTGTAGTCATATTGACCGATTGATTTTTTTGGTAGGTTATAAATATCTCTGGTCTGGTTCATAACATACCGTGGATCATTTACAATCTCAATATAATCGGGATTTGCTTCGTTTAACCAAATAGAAATTGGTGAAGTATAATTCTTAGTCATATCAATGACTGATGCAGGTTTACCGTCAAGTATACCTTCTTTCAAATGTTTAACTTGAATGATTTTACCAGGGATAGTTACAGTACCAACCTGGCCTATCATCATAATCGTATAATCAAGTTGAATATTTCTTGTCTTGAAATAATTAATTATATGATAGTAGAACTCATCGGTTTCGTTATTTTTTACACCTTCCCAAATATCAATAACATTATTATAAGGAAATAGTTCCCATCTTTCAGTTTCAGAAAGAGTAGAGAAATCAGATCTTCCGACAATAAAGAATGTCTTATCGGGGTTATTATTGGCAACTGCTCGTAGTACACAACTTGCTTCGTTATCACCACCAATTGCTGAGTATCGGTTCATCTTAAATTTAACAGACTTGCCTATTTTACAAAATCCAATATTATTCATCGTAATCTTCCGCCATAATATATACAAATTCTTCTGGTGTTAACGATTTATCATCAACATACCAAATGCCATAAGGCTTTCCAAACTGAATTTCATCATAAGGAACTTCATGCTTTTCGAGCCATTCTTCCGTTATTTTACCAACATCTTCGATAATTTTAATTATATCGCCATCGTGAGTAACCATCCTTCTTGCGGTTGATAAAATTATTTTAAAACCTTTTTTCCGAGCAACCTTCATAGATTCAATTACTTCTATAATAGGTTCTGCTTCGCCATACTTTTTGTAACTATCAGTTTCTTTGTGATTTGGTTTACATATCGTATCATCAATATCAATTACTATTGTTCGCGTATTTGGTAACATAATTTATCATTCTCTTTTGTCTTTTAGGATCATCATAATGCAGTGGTATACAAGTTGCAATTAATAGTGCACCACCATCTATAATATATCTTACTTCTTCTTTATTGTAATAATTATTTATGATTTTTAGGAAACTTTCCTTTACATATTCAGGATATTCGTAACCACTTACGATGCCATTATAGCCATGATACAAGTCATGAGATAGTTTACATAAATCGTATACATAATCACCGCCACATCCTTTGTGATTACCGTACTGCCCGCGAGGATCTAATAATGTAATACTATCATTGTATGGGTTATATATGATATTACCAAAATGTAAATCACCGTGCATTGCTTGTATAGGCTCGGCAATCGCATAACAATTTCTTGCGGTGGCTCTATAGAATGCACGAGAATATTCATCAATTGATTTGCAATCATAATGGTTTAGTCTTTCTTCAGATTTGTCAACCCACATTGCCTTTGCATTATCATTAAAGTCAATTGCAAAATCTAAACTTGCACGTTGATGAAAATAGATTCGCATTGTTGATATTACTTTTTCTATTAAGTAATCAATCGTAGCATTAGATATATTTTCATGTGCTAGTAAATCGGATAATAGTATACCAGATTCGTATGATAAAGATAATCCATAATCATTTTCTAATATTTTTGGAACGAACATTTGCTGCTTTGAATTTAATTTATTATACCAATTCTTTTCATTTAATATGGTAGTAGCAGCAAACTTATTATTTGAATTAGGTACTTTCGTTAGTACATTAAGATTAGGATCGTATTCAAATGAATTAAAATCGCGAGTCTTGAACGTAAGGAACTCTGCACATGTTTTATGATACGATGATATATCACCAATGTCATACCACTTTTTAGCTTCTATAATACCAAAGTTGCTATTCACTTCTTTTATATACAATTCCAACGCCGCAGATATATCATAATCATTAGTTGAGCTAAAAGATTTTTTTACACTTATACCGTCAGAAAAAGAGTATAAACCAACAAGTGCAGTCGCGTTAGGAATATGTTCTTTTGGTTTATTATAAAATTTTTCACCGTCATACATACACCACGAAAAGTGATCGTCGACTTTTTTGGTTAGTAGAAAGTCATAACCGAGCTGCAGATTATCATCTAGAATAATCGCGTCACCTAACCAAACGACCAAAGGTAGTTTAGGATTACTAAGTTCCTGTATGCCAACATTAATTGCATCCCTAGGGCCATCTAATGATCCTTGTTTAACACATTTAATATCGTATGGATGTTTATTAGAATCAAGCCACTCTCTTATATCATCGTGTTTACCATCTACGACAATGACTTGGTTTATTTCTGATGTTTTTTGTATTGAATCTAAAATGTAAGATAAAGCTGGTTTACCATGAATGCGAACCATTGATTTAGAGCAATTATTAGTGAGTGGGCGCAGGCGAGTTGCTTCACCTGCTGCTGGAATAACTATGTTTATTTTCATTATATACTTTCCTTCATTATGAAGATATTATATCAAAACTATCGTGTGATGTCAACTGTTATTTATAGCTCTTTGAAAAAAGAATATGATCTAAGTACCGAGTATATTATCCATCTTCTTAGTTTTGATATTTCCAATA